CGCGGGGGGTCGAGGCCAGGACGGGGTAGAACATCGGGTAGATGTTCTTTGCCTGCGGTTCCAGATAATAAAACTGGAGCTGCGAAGCCGTCGAGATCCCCTGCGTGGTTTGGTCTTTGCGCAAGCCCTTGATAAGAGCGAGCGTGCTTTCGGACAGTTGCATAAGGTCTCCTGAGTCGCGGGAATTGGTGTTGCTGTTTACTTGGGTTGTCCCCCGCGACAGGTTCGGGAGACTTAAGAACATCGGTTCACCCCTTCGGATAAACCGAAGGGGTGTGGTGCTTGGGGAAAGCTACCGGCTCATCGCTTCGACGATGGTCTGAGGCACTTCGTGCGCGACGCCGGCCGATTTCATGAACGCAAGCTGCGCCGTGCGGTCGCCGCCCATGACCTTTTTCATGGTCGCGACATCGACCGGAGCATCGGCCGCCGGGGTTGCGCCAGGCGCGGGAAGCGCGACGCCGTCCTGTGCCTTGCTTACCGGCATGACGCGGATCTGCGGGCCGCCGGCCGCCAGCGCTTCGCCGCGGTTGCCGATGCCGGCGGCGGGCGCTACCTTCTTGGCTTTGCCCTTGGGCTTCTTCTCGCCGTCGTCGTCGTCCTCTTCGGGGTCTTCGCTGCTCGACAGCGCCTTGACGAATTCGGTCAGAGCCTCGTTTACGGCGGCCTGCGCGATGGTCTGCACTTGGGCCTTCGTGAAGGTCTCGGGGCCGCTCTTGACGAGCGACAGCGTGCCGTCCTCCGCCTTCGTGAACGAGTAGCCATCCGGTGCTACGGCCTTTCCGTAATCGCTCTGCGTGCCGGCGGATTGGATGTTGATGGCTTCGGATGCACCGTCGCCGGTCGCAGCCTTGCCGTCGCCTTCGCCCGCGGCCTTTTTCTCGGGCTCGTCTTCGCCGCCGCCGGCCATCTTGGCGATTTTGTCGCAGTGATCGTTCATCGCCGTTTTGTGGCTGGCGATTGCCTTGGTGAATTTGTCGCAGTGGTCACCGACGCACTCCTTCATCTTGGCGATGTGAGCCGTCAGCGACTTGGATTTTTCCAGTTGGGTCATGTTACTGTTCGCTCCTTTAGCGAGTTTTTGGATTGCCGCCGCGCTGGCGGTTAGCTCTTTGACTTCTTCCTCCGACCAGGCGAGGAATGTCTCCGCCAGAGTCGCGAGGTCCTCGCCGAGCTGGGCGGGGATTTCGGAATCGTCTCTCTCGTACTCGGCTTCATACCGCGCCGACCACTGGAGATTTGCCACGTCCTGCAGGACGCCGGCGAAGCGCGCCACGTCCCACAGATCCTTTTTGAGATTAAGTTTTGTGCCGGCCTTCTCAAGCGCCGCGTGCGCCGCTTTCGCGCACTTCGCCGTTTTAGCGGCCGTCTTCTTTTCGGCGCCGGCCGTCGCCAGCGAATCCACGACGCTCTTGGTAATGCGCGCGGTGAGTGCGTCGAGATCGATGCCGGCGGGGAGGGCGGGAACTACTGCTGCGGGTGCTGCCATTTCGATAGTCCTTTCGGCGAACTTGACTAACTGCTGTGAGCCGTCCGCCTTCACGAGTGAGAATGTGGCCTTCTTCAGCGAGGGCGAATCGACATAGGACACCTCGGCGATGATGGGGCCGTAGCGCACGTCCACCGTCTTTTTGCAGACGGGACATTCGTTGCCCTCGGGGATGGCGGTGGCGCACACGTTGCATTTGCGAAACGCGTAATCGCCGCCCTGGCTGAAGCCCCGGATAAACCCGCCCTTGAGCAGCCGGGCCGCGTCGCCGGTGGCGGTCACGGTGGCGAGGTGAATCTCTTTGAGGTCGTCGAGGAACACGGGCGGGGCCGTGGCTTTGCCAGCGATTGTCCCCACGTGCATGAGCCGGATATTGCCGTAGCTCGAATCCTGTCCCGCGGCGGTGGTCGAGTCGAACGCCTCGCTCGACCACGTTGTATACGCGTTCTTCGCGAACTCGTAATCGCAAATCTCGTGGTCGGAATCGGGGACTTCCGCGGTCACCAGGCCGTACGCGGTAACGGAGCCGTCGGGGTGTTCGAGGACCTTCGAAAGCGGGAAGTGCTTGAGTAGCTTTTTCATGGGGTGGGCCGCGCGGGTATACAATTACAAACGAAGGAGTCCTTTAATGAGACAACGATTTATCGATTACGCAGTGAAGGTTGGCATGTCCACGGTTTTGGCGGAGAAACTGGCCAAGGGGATCGACGCCGACCCCACGAAGTTCACGAAGATGGCCAAGACGCTTACGACGAATTACGAGCCGTTCATCGAGTACGTCGAGTCTGTCGGCGTCTCGGCCGCTCAGGCGCAAAAGCTTCTGGCGAATCCGCACGAGGTATCCACGCTGATCAACGACGCGTGGGGCAAAGAGCACGGCTCCGGGGCGCAAGGCTAACCCGCCGATTCACGGATGCGGCGCGTCGGCCCGCACTGGCGCGCCGTGTTTCGGAGTCACAAACAAAAGGAGAGCTTGAGAGTGGTGGTCTTCATGCCCTTTTGAGTTCCTCGGCCTTTTCTTTGGCGCGCTCGGCGAGGCGGTGCGCCTCATTCACCGGATGCGCGCGCGGTGCGTTGCGGGTTCGGTCCCAGAATGCCGCGTCATCGCGGGCGCGCTCTTCCGGGGTGCGCGTGTCTTCGTTCTTGGGGACTTTGACTATCAGCATGGTCTTTTACCAGCCTCTCCATTGCCACCAGATCCATAGCCAGAGTCTTAGGTATCGGATACGCCACTTCGTCTTTTGGGGGCTTCGTGGCGCAACGCTCCCTCGATTCGACAGGCCCGTGTGCGGCGTCGTTCTGTCACGCGGTGCTTGCCGCAAGGGTTTCCGCGAACTGAGTTGGAGTCTCGCCTCCACGGGCGGTTTTTCGCTACGCCGGTACCGCGGAGAACACTTGCGGCTTCGCCGAAAATCCAGCGGGCGTGTTCTTTGCCGCCAACTTCTCGGCCTCGTCGCGGGTCTTCGCCACTCCGAGGAGCCGCACTCCGACTCCAACCACTACCGGGAATACGCTCCCTGGCTGGTCGGGCGCGGGCTTTTGTGCTTTACGCGCGGCTTCGATCTCGGCCGTGTAATCCGGCATTTTCGGGTTGTCCATTTTTACGCCTGATTTCCGAGTTTTTTTTGCATTTCCGACAGCACGCGGCCGGCTTCGGAATCGAGGGCCTTGGCGTGATCCCGCAGGTCTTCGACGGCTTTCACGAGAGCGCTTTTCGTTAATTTGGCCTCGACCGTTTCAAACACCCCTTCGAGTGTGCGGCCGTTGCGGCTCTCGCTGATATTGCATCCGTTCGGAAGGCTCACGAACAGCGAAATCTGGTCGTAGTGTTCCTGCTGCTTGACGTTCACGTGCAGTTGCAGGCTGGCGCGGCCATCGCCCCCGGCCAGTTCTCCAAGTTTGCGTAGCCGTTCGATAAGGTCCATGGTGTCCGTCATTTGGTTGTTTCCTTGTCGGTCAGTCGGTTCAGTTGGGCTTGCGCCTCGTCGAGCAACTTGTGGCTGTGCTTCGTTGTGCCGAGATCGAATCCCAGCGCGTAGGTCAGGCTCAGCCACAAAAAATGGAAGGCGTCCATCTGGCGGCGGGCGAACATGCCCAGGGCCATGCGCGCGGCTTTGAGATGGCGCGGTCCTATCATGCCGCTTGGGTGCGCGTTTCGAATGGAGCCATCAGCAGTTCCATGGGTGCGGCGTGTGCTCCACGCGGCACTCCGGGTGCAGCAGCTTGTGCTCGCGCAACAGATCCATGTAGCTGTCCACCATATGGATCAAGCGCTGGGTGCGCTCGCGCGGGATTAGCGCTGGCGTCCCAGCCATACTTTCTTACCGCAAGCCCGGATCGATTCTCAACGCGTACCGCGAGGGAGATATCAGCTTCGACGAAGCCGTCGCGGAACTTACTTCACAGCGGGTTTTGGCGCGGGCTTTAGGTTCGCAAACATCCTAGCCAGAAACGCGTTTTCCAGCGCGACGAATGTCCCTGGCGCGCTGTTGTAGATCGACGCGGCCTCCGCCAGATACGCGCTGTCGTTCGCGTTCGGATTTACCATGTGCCATCCGGCCATCGCGTTGTCGCGATACTGTTGCTCCGCGCTCGTGGGGCAAGCGCCCGTCTGTCCGGTAGCGAGGAACGTGTCGTATAGCTCGTACGGCCCGCCTCCGGGAGGGCACGTGTTCTGCCCCAGCGCGCCGTGCTGCCAGAGCGGCTGGAGTTGCGCGACGGTGAATCCGTTGTGCGCGATTACGGTGGTGGTCTGTGCCGATGCCGGCGGAGCCAGCAAGAGCGTGAGAGCGAGCAGGAACGATAAAGCAGCGGTCGTTAGTGTTTTCATGTTTTGGTCTTCTTTGTCAAAATCGGTTTGTAGCGGCACTCGCAGCGAGGATGCGCCGGTAGAATAGGAGCCTCGCCAATCTTGTAAGGCCCGTCCTCCGCCAGCTCGTCGCATTCGTCGGGGCCGACGTGATCGCCGCTCAACAGCACGGCGACTTCGGGCACCACGCCCGATTGCACCCACCCCGCAAGGTTCCCCTGGTTCGCGGCGAACGCGGACTCCGTCTTCGCGATCATGGCGGCGCGCGATTCGCCGAACGTGGCGGACTCTTCGATACTGGTGGCCAGCGTCGATAGCGGCGTCTCTTGCGCGAACGCTTCGGCTACCAGTTCGCGAACGTTCTCGCGCGTCGTTTCGCTGATCGCCCAGTGCGCGCTCGGGTTTTCCGCGAGCACGCCGTCCGCGGTCCAGTGCATCCCGACCATTTCGGCGGCGCGGGCGTGTGCCCAGTCGCCGGCGACCGTGTTGGCGGCCGAGATCATGTCCGGAGACGCGGTGATGCTTTCCTCGATCGACTTCAGCGCGTCGAGAATCGCGGCGCGCGCGATCGCGTCGAGATCCGGCTGGAGCTGGTCGGGCAAACCGGTCCAGTCGATCGGGTCCAGCAGCTTGTCGATCGCGTCCTGGTCGCTTCCCGCCTTGCGCATCTTTGCAATGTGCTTGCGGAGCCGGCCGGCCAGGTCGGCGGCGGTGGCCTGCAGGAACTTGTGGACCGTCGCGGCGATGCGCGGCTCGGCCTCGGCGCGGGTTAGCGCGGCCTTCAGTAGAGCAGCTTTACCGGCTTTTTTTTTTGGGGCGGCTCGTCGCCTGCGGGATCTTTGCCAGCGCCTGCGGCCGGCGTTTTCGGCTTGCCGTCTTCGCCCGTCTCGCCGCCGGCGGGTCCGCCCGCCTGCATGGTCGGGGGGAGCTGACCAAGCGGCAGGAAGCCAAACTGTGGCGAGTACGAGCCGAGCTGGTCGGCCTCCGGCTCCGGACGCGGATCGCGCCCGCGGTCCTCGCGGGACTCGTTAACGGTTACGATCTTGCCGACAATCAGATTGTCCGCTTGCGCCGCCTTGAGCGGATCCACATCGCGGTGCGTCTGGCTGGCCCACTCGTAGTCGTTGGCCATGCCCATGCGCGATAGGCACTCGTTCAGCTCGTCGATGACAAAATCTACGTCGGGCTTCAGGCCTTCCTGCGCGGCCGCGTCGTTCGCCTCTTCCGCGCTGGCGCGGTTCGCCATCTTCAGAAACTTCTGAGCACTGATTCCGATGTGCGCGCAAACGACCTGGGCGAGCCACACGTCCAGCTCGTCTTTAAGCAGCGGCTCTTTCGGAAAGATCACGTTCGGACGCGCGTTCTCGCCCGAGCCCATACCGGGGAGGAAGCGCACGCGGCGGCGCATTCCGAGGTCGCCGGCGAGGATCGAATCGAACCAGTCCTGGACTTCCTTTACGCGATTGACCGGCAAATCCGCGGGCAGAAACACGAGCGCTTCGGGCACCGTGCCGGATGTATACTCCGAGATTTGCCACTCCTGGCGGCGCAAGCCGAAACAAACCGTGTTGATGATTCCCTCGACCTTGGAGAAGCCGTAGAG